CTTTGCTTGCTCATATGCTCTGAATCAACTCTAAATCAACTCTGAATCAACTCTAAATCTACAAGAAGTTAAAATTAATTCGAACCTACTATAAATGTCGTTAGAAGACCTAACTCGCTACTTCCTACGCCGTGATTTGTCAGGCGACGAAATTACAAAACTAATAGGCCGTCCACCGGTTCTTTATTCTAATTTAGGTTCATACAGTTCAGTAAAGCAATTACTCGGTAAATACGGATATGTCGTAATTCTATATCAAAAAACGCAATTTGACGGGCATTATGTCGCCTTGTTTCAGGATAAAAATGGAAACCTAAACTTCCAAGACAGTTATGGCTTCAAACCAGATATGCCAATAAATATGGGACTATTACCCTACGATGAGCCGCTTCCCAGGTACCTTTCAAATCTGTTAGATTCATCTGCGATGCGCGTTATTATAAACGATTACGACTACCAAAAAGGCAAGAGAAAAGGATACTCTGACTGTGGACGTCATGCGTGCCTCCGTATTCTCTGTAGAAACCTATCAAACGACCAATACCGGATTATGTTGACACACAACAAATCAGCATTTCTGACAGCCGACCACTGTGCTGTTTTACTAACTATGCTGTCCCTTGGCGATCTTAATATGTAAAAAACGAAAGAATTTTATTGTACCCTACAATAAAATGAGTCAATCAGTTGTAAACAGCTCGAATGTCCCACTTGGGCCAAACAATATATTTATCGGACTATGGGAAGGCGTACTTGATTACGCCACTATCTCGGTTCAAATTAAAACAAACACAAACTGCGAAATCAAAATCTACCAAACAAGCGATAAGGTTGCCATCTCATCTGAAGCTATCCCTTATAGTGGCGGTCAAGGAGTTCTAACCATAAACAGAGCGCTCTCTGCCAGTTTCGTCTACGTCTCGGTTCGGAACACGGATTCTACAGCACAGGACGCCCTGAGCCTAAATACAATCTACAAAACCCAAATTCTCGAGACTGTCCCCGCTAAGTTAGATGTTAAAATCTGGGACGGATCTATCCCAGCAGGCGGTGCCACAATCCCTCTATTCAACGCAAACGGGTACCACAACGTCACCTTCTATGGCGTCTGCACCACGCCCCAGGACATCACCGTACAACTATCTTTTGACGGTATTAACTGGTACAATAGCCAGAGCACCTACACGGTACCAATCACGGGCCAGTTCGGTTGGAGCATGCTTCTGCCATTTAAGTGGTTCCGGGTTATTTGCCCTCAAAACGCCGCCAATCTCACTATGTACGTCTCTCTCTGTTAAATCTGCTAAATCTGCTAAATCTGTTAAATCTGTTAAATCTGTTAAATCTGTTAAATCTAAACTCGCTTATCGGTTCGTAATTTCAAATTTAAATTACGAACTAAAAAAATCTAATATTTCCGGATGAAGTTGAGCTTGGTTGTGAAAAAATCAGACGGGTTCAAATAAATCGGGTACTCCTTACCCTGCTTCGTCGTGTAGTACAGCTGAATCGAGATGATTTGTAGAGGCAGAGTCGACTGTAAAAAGAACGACCGTAGAATGGTAGGGTTGTAGTATAGTCGCTGGCCGAGATTGTTGACGTACGTGGTGGTATCCGGGTCAATCTCGCAGATGATACGAGAGGACGAGAGGTTCGTACTGTAGTACTGGCCGTTGACGAAAATATTGTTTGACCGGAACTGAACCGACTGCAAATCGTTAAAGTTAAACACCGACTTTGAGTTCTGGGTAATTGACGTGGCTGCCGGGTTTAGTACTATCTTCCCACTCACATTTGTAAAATAGCAAATCGTAAGTAGGTTAGTATTGAACGCAATATAGCAGTCCTTTGCGATGTACGAACTGTCATATTTCAAGGTGAGTAGCCCGCTCTGAAAATCCAAGGTTAGAACCGGTGCCGATGTGAGCGTCGTTCCCTTGCTCTGAAGGCGTTTAAAGCAATCGACAAATGCCAGGTTAATCTGGTCTATCAGCACTTGCATGTCGTAGATACTGACCGGCCCAGAATCGATATCCTCGCCATTCCTGATATCAAAGCAGCTCGCAACCCCAAATCCAGAATTGACCGACTGCGATACTACAGCCAACCCCGTATCCAGAATCAACAGTTTCGAATTTGCCGTTTGAATCAACCCGAACGTCTGGTCAATTTCGTTCTTTGCAATTGTTGTAAACGGACCCACTCCCGGGTACGATACGCTACCAACAAGCGACTGACTCGACACGTTGTAAGTTGCCGCCTTTGAGGTTACCACCTGTGCCCCATTTTTGAATGTCGACACCTTGTTGTAGTTAGCACCCGAAACAGGCGTAGTCCCAACTTTAATCACGCTATTCGAGTAATCGATACTTATCGGATAGATGTTGCCAGACGAGACGCCGACGATCGCATAGCCCAGAGTTGGGTTGTACCGGCTAACTGCAACGCTACAAAGGATATCACCTCCCGTAACTGTTAGAGTTTGCCAATTAATAAAAGCACCAGATACAAACTGTGGAATATCACCGCTACCCAGATTCGATATCGAAAATGTAGTCGTGTAAGCAGGAGCATTGTTATAAGGCGTAGTTGGGCTCGTTTGGTAGTAAATTGTTGACAGACTTGAAGTCGACTGAACGAGCTGGAAATCGTTGTTTATGTAGTTCAGTTGAACCAAACCAGGGTCGCTTGTCGGGTCCCATATCTGGACGTTCTGAACGAGTTGAATCGAGGCGAAATCAACCCCAAACGAATATTGACCCAGAATAAAACCATTAGTCGCGTCAGTCGTGTAGACGAAAATTGTAGGTAGAGCATTGACAACATCGGTTGACGAGCCGGTTAACAGGGTGATAGCACCACGAGCCGGTAGAACGACACTATCCGAATATACCAAATTGAGAGCTGGGTCAGCGGTCGATTGTACGATTACCAGCTTCCCAGGCGTAGCGAAAGCCAGCAAACTATAAGTCGTCAGAGTGCATGAAGCCACAACACCGGTATCGTCAATAACAACTGAACCGGTCATATCACCCGATGTCAGATCATATTGCCAAATAGTCGTATTGGTCGCGTTGTCAGCACAGACAATCGCGTTCGTTCCAAGTTCGAATCGGGTGATGTACCCAGCGTTATTGGAACAATCATACGTTCTAACAATCGACCCATCGATAGCCGACCGAGCGTAAACCTTTTGAGAACCCGCCGAACCCTCAACAGAATAAATCAGATTGTCAATATAACGGTAGAGAGCCTGGGTACACGTGTTGACCGAAATTAATCGAAGGAGTTGAGCCACATTTGAAGTCGTCGACTGGTCGAAATTAGAAACGCCATACAACGAGATGGACGACTGGTCTTCCGATACGACAACATACATATTTGGGGTAACCGCAACATCGGATATGTGAACGCCATTCGTAGAATCGACGGCGATGACTCGGTTGGTTACATGATTAAAATCAAAATCGATAATATCGTTCGGAGCCGCAATTTGAAAATCGTTAAAGGCGGGCGACCAGATCGGAGTTTCAATTGTCGTTAGAGGACCGTACCGCTGGTTGAAAAAACTCAAAACGCCATTCGTCTGCAACCCAACGACTTGCGATTTGTTCGAAACGAGGCTGTTGAAAGACGGTTGTGAACCCGAAATAGCATTGTAAACTGACTGGCTGGTTGTCGGGTTATATGCCTGTGTGTAGAGGTGACCGTCTTCGCCGATGATATAACCGTTCAAACTCGAAGGCGTGTTAACGGTAGCACCAACAGTATATTTAGAGATAGGAGCCGAAGCTGGTATACCTTCCGTAATTAATTGGCTTCCGTTAAAGGCGTTGTAAACCGATTCGTTGGAAACGGTCCCATAAAGAGCGTCGAGCGGAGTGTCAACATATCCAAGGGCGTAAACGGCGGCGCTATCCAGAACAGTTCCGCTTGTCAAAAGACCAGCCGGACCGGTGATATTCGATATGGGTTCGAAAGTGGTTTGGTTATAGAAAGATAGCAGATTGCCAGAGTGACCAATGATGATGACGTTATCACCGCCAACGGCGAAAACAAGGCCTGTAATTGGGATACCCCCAAAACCGGTTGTAATTTCGGCAACCGGGTTAAGGGTAACCGAGTTTACAGCATTGACGTTTGAAAATATCGAAACAGCCTGAATCTCACCTGCATCAGAGACGTAGAGTTTTTGACCTCGGTCGATATACAGGTCTACAATGTTGTTAAACGCAAGAGTCACTAGAATTTGCTGGTTCGAACCGACAACATAGAGAGTACCGGGGAGTCCCGACGGGCTCGTGGGGCCACAAAGATAGACGTTCTTAAAATCATCTACGAGGAACTTGGTAATCGAGACGATACCGCAGATGGGCCCATAATTAACCGATGTAATATCGGTAATTGCACCCGAGGCAGTGTAAGACCGCTGGTAGATAGTCGTGCCCTCGCTATCCCAGATATAGTTGGTGTTAGTGCTACCCACCTGACTGACGTATGTGGTGTTTGAATGGTTCCCATCGGCTAGGGTGACCGCGTACTTTCGAAGCCCGATATTGTCGGCTGTTAGCGGGATAGTCGAAATTGGAAGATTGGCCTTGTTAATAGCAACCGACCAGTTGCTGGAATTTTGCACGATTGGAGCAAGCAGATTATCGCTTTGAAGAGCGAGTTGTTGGGTATCAGTACTATTGTACTTTTCAATTTGGTAGAAGAGATTCTCAGTTAAATAACTCATTTCTTTACTTACTCGACAGATTTTAAAAAATCGTATATTAAGTAAAGAAATGCTTAGTAAGTACGAGGTAGGCGTTTTCTCAGTTGGTATTGTGGTCGGATATTTCATTTCTGAATTAAGACGACGACGACAAAAGGTAAATTCAAGGGAACTCGACAAACGGGTGAACCTGCTAATTGCGGCCAAGATGGGTCTCGTCAATCCCGTCTAAAAATCATAAAGTAAATCTTCGTAATTTAGAGGCTCTAAAGGTACCCTCTCAATTACGTTCTCGTTTTCGACCTCACCGCGTCTTTGGTTAATTATCTCTTTTTCTGGGTTAATGCGCGTCTCTGTTTTCGTCTCCGTTTGCGCCCCCGTTTCGTCTTTCTTTTCGTCTTTTTCATCTTTCTTTTCTCGCCTTTCCTTTGCCTTCAAATACGCCTTTCTCGTTTTCTCTTTATACGCGTCCCTATATGCCTCGTCCGTTTCCATTTTCATCTTATGCTCCTGTTTTCTTTTCTCAGCTCTCTTTTCGGCTGATTGTCTGTTGGTTTCATATTTGTTAATCGTCATCTTTGTAAACTCCCGATCAAGCGGTTTGCGTTTTGAAACGTAAAGCCAGAACTCCTCTTTCGATAACGTCTTAATTTGTTTATCCATTCCGTTTAATATCTTGCAAGAATTTATTTTATATTTTCCTGCTGTATATAAAGAAAGATATAATGTATCGTCTCCGAAAAGATAAGCAGATTGTTGAAGGCACTTCCGATATGAAAAAGTACCTAGAGCATTTCGTCTCTGTATTCCAAAATATAAAAACCAAAAACGGGAAACCGCTATCCAAGCACACCATCGACGCATACATCGCCCGGTTAAACCGCCTCCATGTTCTGTGTACCGGAAAACCTATTGAAAGCACATCCCTCGATTGGTTAAATGAACCCGATTCTATTATTAAGAAACTGCACGACTCAAATCTCGGTTCGAAAAAGGACTACTTGTCTGGTGTAATTAAACTCCTCTCAAATGAAGGCACCGACCAGGCTGTTATTAAAAAGTACTCTTCGTCACTTGCCACTTTCAAAGAAGGCGAAGATGAAAAAAGAGGCGACAACAAGGCGACAGCCGAAGTAGTAAAGGGTTTTATTCCGCTTGCCGAGGTCGATCGACGCATCGAAGAGTATGTTAAAAAACTCCCAGAGCTAACCGATGATGAACTGGTTAAACTGGTTATCGTCTGTATGTATTACAAAGATGAATTGATACCCCGAAATGACCTACCGCAATTTAAATTGATTGATAAGGCAAAAGCAGGCAAGAAAATGAACGATGAGTTTAATTACATTCTAACCGATAAGAAGGGTGCGTCTCTATTCCCGGTTGGCATTGTTATGAATACCTACAAGACGAAATCAACCTACGGGAAGGTTAAATTTGGAATGACCTTAACTCTGGCTAAAGTACTATTTGAATATTTCAAGCGGTGGCGCAAGCTGAATGGAGACTATCTATTTCTGAATAGCAAAGGTGAACCATTTTCTAAAGTTGCCTTCCTTTCAGTTCTCCGGTCGGCTACAGAAGATGTCCTTGGTAAGCAACAGACGGTCGACGGTATTCGCCGGGCTATAATCACAGATTTCTACAGCAAGGGAATGAGAACCATAAACGAGGTTAGCGATTTTGCAAAGCGATTTCTCCACAGCCCTGAAAAGAACAAAGAGTACATGAGTGTGAACCTGAAAGCAAGTGAAGATGACGATTGAGACGATAAAAGAAGATAAGACAAGATAATATATATAAAATCTATTCGAAAAGATATAAATTGAGATATGAAATTCATATCTCAATTTCAATATTTTTGCAAATTTAGACCAAAAATCTGCAGAATTTAGAAGATATTAAGAAGATATTAGAAAATATCAAGGCAGATATAAACTACAGATTTACAGATAACGTTATCTATAAGGAATTTCTTAATATTTTTCTTAATATCTGTTAATATCTTGTTGATATTTTCTAATATCTTGTTGTAAATTCATATACTAAATTTGCAAAAATACGTAGATATGAAATTTAGATATCTTATTTTATATCTAAATTTATTTGATTGTCGTTTTTACGCTTGTTTTGCCTCGAGAACTTTTACTCGTTCTGTTAGCTCCTGCACTGCCTTGATTAGTACTGGAATAAACTCTTGATAGGAAATAGTTAAAACGTCTTTACCGCCCTTTACCGTATGATCCTGATAACCTGCGAAATCAATACCGAGCAAGTCCATTGTCTGTTTAACTTCTTGTGCGATGAAACCTTGGTGGAAACGAGTTCTTTTCCGGCTTCCATCTTTGGGTAGGTTGATAGTTGAAACGACATTGTGATTCTCGTCGATGACGTTATCGGTATAGTCCTCCCGATAATCCCAGCGAAACTGCCTTGGCTTTAGAGCTGTTAGAAAATCAAGACCCAATGACGTGTCCTCGATATCGGTCTTGTCGCGCTGATCTGAACGCGTAGCTGTAGCATATGTATAGACGGTAGTCGTTGAGTCTCCGAGCTGCACTTGATTGTTACCAGAGATAATGCCACGGATGTTTGACCCAAGAACAGAGGCGTTGCTATAATTACTACAATCGGAATAGTACCCGCAGATTGTACTATTTGAACCCGTAGATAACGCGCTTATCCCAGAAGCAGATGAGATACCTACAATAGTATTGTTAGTACCCGATGTGATGCCTTGGGAGTTATTTGAACCGACACAACAGTTCCCATTGCCAGATGTCATTGCTGTAGCTGTACTATAGCCGATAAGCGTGTTATATCCACCAGATATGTTCGTATTACCACAGGATGAACCGATAACCACAGATGCGTTGTTCGAATACGAAGGGCATCCGATTGAAACTGAACCGCTGTTAGATTTTGAATTTGACCCAATGCATACGATATTAGCGTTTGCTATGGAACCGCCCGATAAATTGGCCCCGACATATACGTTATTACTGCTTGTAGTTGTTCCGGTTTGATTATTATAGCCGATCACAGTATTGTTAGTTCCGGT